GCAACTATTTCACTTGCTCTTAGAGAAGCATCTCTTTGAGATTCAAGTTTAACATCTGCTTTCATTGCAAGACCAACTGAACTAGGGTGGAATACTGCACCAACTGAGTCATCAGATGCGTCAATTGCTAAGTTAGCATTTTCAAACACATCAATACCAGCTATTCTGCCGATATATCCGTCCATCAATGCTCTATTTCCGATTTCAGAAATTGCACTAGATGATGTGCTGTAACCAGCGTTTGTTAAAGTTTTCTTCAAGTTGAAAACTGCTTTAGGGTGAAACACACCATAATATGGTGCTGGAATACCCAATGATCTTAAAGTTGCTTGTGCTTTAAAAAGAAGTTCAGCAGTTAGTTCAGTACCAGCAGTACCTACATCGCTTGAAAATGAAGCGAATAGTGCTGATAAATCTACATCTACTTTTTTAGCTAGAGCATCTCCAAATAACTTACCGATATCTGATGCTACATTTCTTGATGCAGAATCTCTACCTAAGTCAGTTAAAGTAGTCATCAATCCAACTTCAGAAGCAGTAATTGTAGCTTCAGTAGGATTAATTGCAGTGTTTGAAAGATCAGTTCCTTCAGATACTGCAGACGCACTAACAGCTGGATATACAGGTACAGCTATTTGCTTTCCTGATCCAGTTATTGAGTAGGTTGTAACTATTGGTCGCATAACAGAGTTTTCTTGGAAGGTATAAATCGCTTCTTGAATAATCTCTGTGTACAGTTCCGATAGTGTGCTTGATGTTGTTTCGTTTGCCATGTTTGTTTGTCCTTTAGGTTAATTGTTATTTACTATTTTTGCCTTCAATCCACCCTGTTGATCTCGTTGTTTTTTAAACTCTGCATAAACCTTGCGGTCATCTGCTTTGCTTAAATCTAAATCAGCTATATTAAATGGCTTTAGTGTATTGCCACCAATCCCACTTTGCGAACCGCTACCTCTTGGGGAAGCGACCACATGATGTGGATTGTTATTTAGATATTCGGCAACTAATTCGTTCACACTCATTATATCGCCCTTATCATTGTAGCGAGGAGTTCCATTTTCAGAAACCACTTCTACTTTACCTGAGTCATTTAACTTTAAGGAACTTCTTAATAAAGCTTTCACTTCATTAGGATTAATTGCTTTAAGTTGAGAAGCAGTATTGACTAATGTTTCGTCAATTCTAATCTTCTGTAACTCAGATTCCAAAGAAGATATTCTACTATCCTTTTTTGATACTGTATCTTTTAACACTTTATCAAATTCGCCTCTTTGTAAGGCAAGTTCTTGTTCCTTTTGTTTCTTTTCTTCAAGAAGTTTTTTAGCTTCTTCTAAGTCAAGTCCATCAAGTTTATTAGATACGGTTTTTTTATACCTCTCTAATCTTCTTTGAACTATTGCTTCTACTTGATCTTCTGTAAAAGCCTTAGAGTCCACCTTAGCTTCGCTAGAAACTTCAGTAACTATTTCCTCATTTTTTGTAGGAACTTGAGTTTGTTCCACCGAGTTCTTGTTTTGTTCCTCGTTCATTGTATTACTCCTTATAGGTTTATTTATTAAATATCAATACAAATTTATTAAATCAATATATTTGGATCGTCCTCATCTACACCTAGCACATCAATCAATTTTTCTTTAGGAATGAGTTTGTTTTGATCTAATGCTATATTCATAAGTAGCATTAAATTTTCTTCCTGTTCATCACTAAGATTGATGATGCTAAATTCTTCAAATTTTTCTACATACCTTTTGTAGGTTTCAAAAAATGTCATATTCTATCTAATCTTTCCATTAATTCATCAAATGCTTTAGTTGTATCTTTTGCGTAGTGTTCCATCATCTTTCTATATGCGACTTTATTTTTACTATTTAATAGTGCAGTATAATTAGCAAATGCTTCTAAACTATGTCCTGTTCTTACTCCTTTAACTAAAGTTGTTGGATATTTTGCATAGTATCCCATACTATGTCCCCAGCCCATTTCATTATTAGTAATAGCACCTAAGTAATCTGCAAATTTACCATAACTTACATTATTAACATTTCTTAAAACTGATTTGTTATTTAATGCTGAAAGTACTTTGTGTTTTGTTTGTAAAATAAAATCAAGAGTATTGCGATCTGTTAAGTCATATGTGATTCCTTTATCTAATAACAATGCTTTTATCTCATCTATTTTTAACGGAAAGTTTTTGCTTGCAATTATCTTTTCTATTGCATCTCTGACTTCTTTATTTCCTAAAGATTTTCCCTTAACTGATAGGTTTGCTATTTTTACCAAATCGTTCATATATTCTGTTTTGGCTAAAGGGATATATTTTCTAATTTTTTTCCTATCAGATGAAATAGATGCAGATGCAAAATTACTTATGTTACTTGCGTTCCTATCTCCAGCTATATATTCTATAAGCAAAGGGTTCTCCTTTAATTCTTTGGCAAATATTCTATCTCTTGTTTTATTATTAGCAAGCAAGTATTTGGACATTTTATGATCTATTCTGTGTCCATATTCATGTGCAAATGTGTCTTTTAGTTTGTGATTATTCATGTCAACCCCTTGCAAAGCAATGGTGTCTTCATTTCTTTGATACCAAGCACTTTTGCTTTTGGGTATTATTTTTTCTGTTTTTGGCAACTTGCTAATTGCCCTAGTAAATGATGTTTGTATAGTGCCAAATGCTATAGGAAGCAAGCTAGATTCTTGCTCTGACACTTCTCCAAATATATTGGTGTTTTGAGCAATTTCTTCCCCAACTGTTGGTATTTCATCATCTATTTTATTCCAGCTAGGATCAGTAGGTTGCCAATGGTGTCTGCAATTATAACCACCCCTTACTACAAATGGATCTCCTTGTGATTTACCAGACCAAGATTGTGAACCCCATATGCTACTAATTTCTTTAGTTGAATATGTATTGCCAACATGTGATCTGCAAAAATCCCTACTATCCCTTATCGTAGATCCTGTGTATGTAAAATAAGTTAGCCCTATTTCATCTGCTCTAAACTTTGCAAACTGACCATCAAAACCCATAATAGAATCTTGAACTATTTGATTGGTGTATCTTCTTAAATTGTTTCCTAACCTATCCCTTCCGTAGATAGTTTGTAGCCTAGATATTGCTGTGGTTACTTCTGCTGTTCCTGTAATTCCTTTTAGTTTTTCAGAATTGATAAAATCAACAAGTTCTTGTGCTTCTGAATTGTTACTGTTTTGATAGATACCATTAATCTGTCCACTAACTGTTTCAATTACTTTGTCTGTGGATCTTCCTACTAAAGTGGATTGATATATTTCATCTGATAGAGTGCTTACAAACTCATTACCCAAATCTTCAAATTGATTAAATACTTGCTTCTTTAATTGATTAACTGTTGTTAAGTCTAATTCAGTTATTTGTTTAAACTCATCGGGTATAGGAAGTTTTCCATAAGTAGCTACAACTGAACCAGCAATCTTATCATACTCAGCCACATTGGATTGTACTGTTTTTAAATATGTATTTTCCATGTAACCTTTAATCTTAGGTCTAAGTTCTATTGCTAATTTAGTATTAAACAAAACTCCGTTCTTAGTGGGTAATCTTGCTATGTCTTTTACAACATCTCTCTCTAATCGTTCTAAGGTACGCAACATTCTGGCTTCATGTTGATCGCTTAAAGAAGTGGTTATTCCTTGTCTATACTCACCAAGTCTTTCAATAAGACTCTTTGCCATGATTAAATTCTAGGAGTAGTTATCGGTGTCTGTGGAAACTCTCCAAGCCTTGTAGTTGATTGGTCTATTTCTTCATCAATTTTAGATAATACTTCATCATCTTCAATAACTGTTCTAGCTATTTGTTTATCTAATTCTTTAGTGAAAGTATCTGATTTAATGTTAGATGCTTTGGCTTGTTGTAATACTTCTAAATCAGTTGCCCAATCTCTAAGATCAAATGAATCAGGGTATATGATTTCCCCATCAAAAGATTTGTCTTGCCATCTTGCGTACAATCTCCAAATTTGTTCTTCAGCTAATTGCATTAAGTTTGCTTTCTCAGCAAGTCTTGCATTAAGTAATTGAAACTCTGTTCTAAGTGCAACACCGGACACTACTCTTTCGCTGGTACTTCTAACTGCACCCACATGAGATAGTCTATTGATAGCATCTACCTTCATGGCAATAGTTTTTAATACTGAGTCTAGGTTCTGTCCAGATGGTTGTAGAATATAAGGTTTTAAAGCTGGATCAATGTTGTCTGGCATTTCAATAATAGAACCAGCACCAGCAGAAGCATCAACATCTCTAGTCTTAACTAAGGAAGGGTGATTGGATAATCTAATTAATTGTTCAATCTCAGATAACTCATTATAGATTGCTCTTTGTAAGTCAGCTATATCTGTTAGATCAGAAACACCTACTGCTCTCATAGGACTTCTTTGATTGAATAAAATAACTGCTGGGATTTGTCCTAAAGGATTATCAACAGAGTCTATAACCACAGGATCAGTAACACCTACGCTGTTCAATCTAACGGTATCAATTCTGTCTAAGTGCCAAACACGATATATTTCTTTTTGGCTATCTTTGTGTTCTCTAACCTTTAAATAATCTAAGTAATATTTTCCTGAAGTTGCTCTGGTGTAATTCCAATCCACAATATTCTCAGGTGTATAGATATTTAAGTAAGGTCTAATCTCTTGGTTTAATTCTTCTGCTCTAGTTCTTGCATTGGAGTTTGGTTTGTCCATGATAGCCCAGCAATGACCATAAACACTAGCGTAAGTTTGCAACTCTCTCATCAAATGAGAGAATGATCTACCTTCTAAATCAGCATCATCTAAGAACATATTAATGGTAGAGTCTTGCTCTAATGAACCTAGTTTTCTAGTTGGCTTGATTCTAAATAGGAATGATGAATAAATATGAACTACATTTCTACAGTGGTTATCTAATGGAGTGAATTTTAATCGTTTGTAAAACTCATTCTCTAGTTCTAGGTTGTAGGTTTGCAGGAATTTACCTTCTTTGTATTCTTCCCCACCCAAATAAGAACGGATAAAATATTGCCATCTGTCTGCAAATGCTTTGTAATGATCGTGTTGTTTTAGAATTTCTTGTCTTGAATATGCCATTAGCTAAATC